TAGCATGAGAGTATGCGACAGTGCTGTCGTTGTCAACTCGTGCACGCTCGTTCGATGAATACGGATTCATGATTGCGAATATTCATTCATGCTGCTCGTCTGGCTTCACAGGCGAGCACGTCACCGAACCTGATGCGACCTGAGCCGTCACGTTGCAGGTGTCCACGCTCGCACCACTTGTCGACACGTTTGGCACGCACACGACCAGCTGTGACGGTCTCGATCTCGCGAGCCGTGAGCCGATAGTCCGAGGCGAACCGTTCGCGTGCCTCGATGCATTCAGCGACGGCGTAGGTGGCGTGGCAGGTGGGGCACCGGTGAATGGTGGCACCCCGGGTTGCGTACAGGGGTGCCCCACATTCGCAGGGGCCTATGTAGATCTTCTCGGGGGGCGTGTCGATGACCCGGGTGGCCCGTGCACACCAGCCCCCCACGTCGATGCAGATACGCCCCCCACCCTCACGGATGGCGATGGTGGGTTCGGCGGCGATGAGCCATGCCGTCATCGCTGGCAGGGTGGCCTCCGGTTGGTGGGTGGGGTCATCCAGGGACAGTTCCCGGATGGCGGCCGTGAGCATGGCCCACAGTTCATCGAGCAGCAGGGAGGCCTGCTGGTTGAAGGGCAGTGGGGTGTCGAGGCTTCTGGCGTGGGGCCCGGATGTCTTGCGGGATCTGCGTGTGAGTTCGACCTCGAGTTCTCCTGCCAGGGCATCGATGGATGCGAGGTGGCCATGCAGGGTGTCGATACAGTCGGTGCACACGAAGGTGTCGGTGACGGGGCGGGTGTTGCAGCAGGTGCACAGGGTGGTCATGGATGTCCTCCGATCGTCTTTCATCGATGATGGGCGCTGTACGCCGATCTGGCGGCCCTACGGTGCCGAGGATGGGGATTACTACCCTCCTGAGTTGAAATCTCGTCAAATGGCCCTTTTTGTGGCTCTGAGAGGGCATTGCGGTCCAGGCGCTCCATCTCAAACTCGAGACACTGGATGGCTTTGCGCAGGTCCTCCGTTTCCCGGGTGGGGTCCTTGCGCCCTGCACGCAGGACGTATTTGATAGCGCTGCCACGGAAGAACGGCATGTCCTCGATGAGGAGTCGGGTTTCGATGGGTACGCCGCAGCGTGGGCATGGCGGACCGTCGTAGTGGGACGGATGGCGTACTGGGTCGTTCATTGTTTCTCCTGATGGTGGATTCAGAACGGGCAGGTGTCGTCGGTTGGGGTGGGGGTGGGTGGCGTCATGAGTGCCGAGGTGATGGAGGGCAGTGGTGGTGCGCTGCAAACGTGGGCGGGCACGATGTCCCAGTGGCCACGCCAGTCCCTTCCGCCGGGATGGTGGATGGCGATGAGACGGCTCCATCGTCTGGTGAGCGTCCAGGGTTGACCGGAGCGCAGCTCGTATGTGGGGCGTCCTGCCAGCAGCGCCGTGGCCTCCGTGGCGGCATCGAGTGGGGTCCAGTCGATGCATGCGATCACGGCGCACCGGTCGGCATCGACACCGACGAGAACGATGCGTTTGCAGTCGGTGCACTTGCGGGGTGTCACACCCCTCCAGCCGGGATGCGGCATGAGGTTTTTGAGGGCGCGCAGGGTGGTCGGGATCAGCGGGTCCGGGTGCCAATCAGTGCCCAGTTTGGGCTGTTTCGGAAAACTCTCCCCCTGCGCGACACGCTGTCCAGTAACACTAGTTACTTGTCTTGATGTGCACTTGGATAGAGAGAACTGGGCACTACTGGGCACTGCACAGGTATCACCCCTAGTCAGATCATCATTTCGGCAGTGCCCCTTCATAGTATGCAACTGGGCACTACTGGGCACTACCGGGCACTGCGTACCTGGTACGTAACTGGGCACTGCAGTGCCCAGTTCAGTGCCCAGTTCGCCAACACCAAAAAGAGGCTCCTGACTCACAGCTTGAACCTCCCCTGAGACCCACCAGAATCCTCGCTGGATTCAGTGCCAGACGATGCGTCGTCGGGGTCGAGAAGAGTGAGCTTCTTGTAATACTTGCGACCATTGCTGCGGGTCATACCAACACCCCAGCGAGCCCTGATCTCACGGCCGAACATCGTTGCCGACAGCTCGGCCTCCCCCTCCTCCCTGCACCAGTCCACGTAGGCGGCGCGCACGATGGATGTGGCGATACGCACCGTGTCATCACCGCCCAACTTGATTCGCTCATCCATGAAGCGCGCCAAATGATCCTCCTCGGCCGCATAGGCTGCCGTGTCGACCAGGACACGATCCGGGTCTGCCAACCCATCCGCAGAGGCGATCGCACCCCTCACGATCCAGGCAAGAATCCCCGGCCCCTCCTCGTTGATGAGGATCGAGGCGAGATCGTCGATGCGCTTCTCGGGCGGAACCGTGTGGTCGAAGCCGATCAGCCTGGTGCGTCTCCAGAACGATTCACCCCCCGACTCGACACGCGGCTTGTCGTTACCCATGAGCCACAGGGTGTGGGTGGGTGTGAAACTGAAGTGTCGGCCGTACAGAAACCGGGCGGTGAGCGTGTCACCGCCCGTGAGCAGCTTCACCTTGGCCTCGTCGAACCGGTCACGCTTGTTGACCTCGGAGCACACCACCATGCGCAAACCGGACAGCCGGGCGATGGCCGACTCGTCGGCATGGCCCGCCATGAGGAATCCAGACGGTGCCGTGGAGGCGTAGTCACCCAACAGGTGGCAGACGACATCGGCAAGCACCGATTTTCCGTTGGCACCCGAGCCGTACATGAACGGCAGAATGTGCTGCCTGGCCTGCCCAATGGCAGACACGCCGATGAGGCGCTGGAGGTAGCCGATCATTTCCTCATCGCCACCAAAGGTGTCAGTGAGGAATCGGTCCCATCCGGGAGTGTCTGCCTCGAAGTCTGGGGTGCAGCTGGTGGCCCTGGTGCACAGGGCTTTCGGGTCGGGAGGATCGATGTGGCCATCTGTGAGACTGACGAGGCCGCCGGGGGTGCACAGCGTCAACGCATCGGCGTCGAGCTGATCGGCGGACACCCGCATCTCGGGATGGGTGGAGGCGAGTTTCGCACACGACTCGAGTCCACGTCGGGACAGGCTGTGCTTCCTCCACGCCGCCGCAGCCTTGGTGTCTGCGGGGATGTCCCGGGCAACCTGCGCTGCAGCAGCGAGAGCCTGGGCATTGTCGTCGCACCACACCCATTTCGTGTCGTCCCAGGTGATCCACTGTCCACGGGACGGCACCCATTTGAGACGATCCGACCATGCGGCCGCCATGGCATCACCGTTGCCGGATTCGGTGAGGATGACCGCATCATCCTCGCTTCCCGCCTCGCCTCCTTCCTCGGCTGTCCCACCCTGCCGTCGGGTGAAGGTGAGGGCAGGGCCAGACGGCAGCGGAGTGCCGTATCCGGCCTGTGCAAGCCTTTTGGCGGCCTCGGACAGATTGCCTGCCGTGTTGTAGTGCGCCCACACCCAGGCTTTCGACATGGGTTCTTCGGCGGGCAGATCGACGGAGGTGGACCACACCCACAGGCGGTCCTCCTTAGTGCGTCCCGTCGATGCAGAGGGCCCGTCGGCCAGCCGTTTGCCTGGACGTGTCCACAGCCACCCCATGCCGTCTCGTCGCCCCCTTGTCCACCCCAGAGGCTCCAGAATGTCCTTCCAGTCGGTTCTGGCATCGAAGTCGTCGAACGGGGTGATGACGCCCCGATCTGCAGGGCGGGCATGGCTGGGTGTGTGGTCGGGTTCGGGTTGATCCTCCATCTCGTCGAGGGTGGACAGGACGGCATGAAGCGCGGCGTGCTCGTCGGCGGTGATGGTGGGCAGGGTTTCCGGCCCACCAGCCAACACCTTCCAGGCACGGCTGGCATCTTGAACGGTGGGGGCGGCAACGGTGTATCCGCCTTCACCTCGTGTTTCGATGAGCACATCGACCCGCCCATCGCCTGTGTCACGGCGGGCAATCTTTGTATTGCCACCCACCGGGGCATCGACACGAAACATGAGGTGGACACCCCCGGATGGGGACCGTTCGAGGCATCCGGCGAGCAGACGCCTCCACAGGCCGGACAGGTCGTGGTCTGCCATGGTGTCGGCGGCGCGGGTGAACAGGTCGATGGCTCGGCCTTCGAACTCGAGCATCTCGAGGTTGCCGGACACCGCCCCACACACCAGGCCGATGCCGTGGCTGTGGTTGGTGAACCAGGCACGAATCTGGTTGTCGTCGGCGCGGCGCTGTTGCCAGGTGCGCCATGGGGTGGCTGGTCGTTTCGTGCCAGCCTCGACGGGGATGACGGACACCCCGGCCTGCTGCCATGCCAGGGCTGCTGCAAGCATGTCTGGTGTGTCGTCGATGCGTTC